TAGCCGCAACCTTTTACCTTACCGATTCCCCGCCACCTTAAACAATATGGCAGACAATTCCCTGCATTATGTCTAGGGTCTGCCCTGCCCTGCCCTGCGGTAAGCCCTGCCCTGCCCGTCTCACTCCGTGAGACGACCCCCCATAGTTAAATCCGAAGCGCAGAGGGTATATACTCCCCAGAAAAATATATTTCCTAAAGTGAAAGTGGCTCTGACCTGCGGTTTTACTGTATGTGTTACGAATCACACAGGCAAAAGCGAGAAATGACCTTTTTGTCTCGCCTTATATATAGTAGGGGAGTAAAGCGGGGAAGAGTCCGGTTTACGACCCGTACGCTACGGGTGAAACCCTTCGCGTAGCCCCCTAGGGCGAAGCGAGCTGTACCACTAAATGCGGGATAGGTCTATCTAAATATAGATCACTAGTATCTCAATATGTGAGACAATCTGCCCAGTAGTGAAATCGAAGATTTCTATTAAAAGTTGCAACTTCCCTAGTATAAAAGAAGAGCCATCACGGCCCGTCTAAAGATATTAGGAGACCAGTATGATTGTCTACGAGTCAGACCGTAAGAACAAGAAGCACTACACGGCGTCCCGCCGTAAGGCTGACCAAGAATTTTTGAAGGAAGCACGCCGCAAAATCGCGGCAGCTATTCTGGTAGAAGAGGCCCGACGCAAGGAAGCCAATGCCTGAAAATAGCGCCGACATAGCCAAGAGGATTATCCTCGGCTGCGTCGCAGAAGGTATGACCATCGACGCCGCTTGCGGCTCAGCTGGCAAGTCGATGAAGACGTATGAGTACTACCGTCGCACAGATAAGATTTTTGCAGACAAGGTAGATCGTACTAGGCTCGGACTGAAGGACAAGCAGTTCCAAGGTGGAGACGTTCACGATATCGACTTCGTCGAGTTCCGCCAGAAGTTTCTCCACTCCAAGACTTTTCCACATCAGGTAAACCTGATAGATGTGATTGAGGGACGTGAGCCTAGTTGGCTCCATCCCAGTATGAAGTATGAACCAGGGCTTGCGGCCAACCGCGTTCTGATTAACATACCGCCAAACCACGCCAAGTCGATTACGGTCACCGTCGACTACGTGACGTGGAAGGTAGCCCAGAACCCGAACTTCCGAGTTTTGATTGTATCCCAGACCCAGCAGTTAGCTGCCGACTTTCTCTACGCCATCAAGCAAAGACTGACGCATCCTATGTATGCAGACTTGCAGAGCGCTTATGCTGCTGGCGTAGGGTTTAATTCTAAGTCAGCTTCTTGGCAGGCAACGCGAGTCACCTTCGGTGATGAACTCCGTGAGTCTAGTGAGAAGGACCCGAACATTGAGGCCGTCGGTATCGGCGGTCAGATTTACGGCAAGCGTGCCGATATGATTATTGTCGATGACGCGGTCACGCTAAAGAACGCTAATGAGTTTGAGAAGCAGATTCGCTGGTTGACCCAGGACGTGAGATCTCGTCTTAACCCTACCGGCAAGTTGATTGTTATTGGTACACGTGTAGCCTCGGTGGACCTATATCGAGAACTTCGTAACGAGGACCGCTACCCAGGCGGTCAGGTCCCTTGGAAGTATCTGGCGATGCCGGCACTTCTTGAGATAGATGAGGACCCCGACAAGTGGGTTACCTTATGGCCTGCCTCAGATGCTCCATTCGATGGACAAGAAGAATCTGATAAGAACGAAGACGGTCTATATCCTAGATGGTCTGGTCGTAACTTATATAACGAACGCCAAGCGATGGATGCAGGAACCTGGGCGCTGGTCTACCAGCAACAGGACGTATCCGAGAACGCTGCCTTTGACCCAGTATGTGTACGTGGCTCTATGGACGGAATGCGTAAAGCAGGACGTTTGGAGATGGGCCACCCAGGTCATCCGAAAGACTTAACAGGCTTCAGTTTTATCTGCGGTATGGATCCGGCCATTGTTGGAGATACGGCTGCTGTCTGTTATGCCATTGACCGTACTACTTCTAAGCGCTACATCGTAGACGTTATTAAGATTACTAAGCCTAGCCCGCAGCAAATCCGCGACATCATTATTAACTGGACGCAGATATATAGCCCGTCCGAGTGGATTATTGAGAAGAACGCCTTTCAGGCTTTCCTTACTCAAGATGAAGGTATCCGTATGTTCCTTGCAGGACGCGGTGTAGTTCTTAAAGAACACCATACCGGTTCTAATAAGTGGGACTCAGGTTTCGGTGTGGCATCTATGGCCACCCTCTTTGGTACTAAGCAAGCAGATGGTAAGCACCATCGAGATAACTTGATACACCTACCTAGTGATCAGACAGAGAACATCAAGGCTCTAGTAGAGCAGTTGATTACGTGGACGCCAACAACTAAGGGTAAGACCGATATTGTGATGGCGCTCTGGTTCTGTGAGATTCGAGCACGTGAGATGCTCAACTACGGCCAGTACGCAACGCACCACCTTAAGAATCCTTTCCTCTCCAGGGCGGAGTTAGGAAAGCGAGTAGTCATCAATATAGATGAGGCGCTCGCAGCACAGAACCAAACATTCGTCTAGGAGACAAAATGGCAATTACACCAAGCTATAAGGCTGAAGGAACAGAAGAGCATTACATTGAAAAGGGTGCAGTAAATACACCACAGACTAACCCAATGGTAGAAGCAAAGTACGCAGCAGGCAAAGCACAAGCTGCAGCAACAGACAAGGTCGAATGGCCAACAAAGGTCGCAGGACGCACTAACTAAGGATTACAATGCTAACAGTTAAAGAGGTTACCGCTAAGGTAGCTCGCTTGCAGACGAAGTACGCAGCACGCGATGCTCGTATGCGCGACGTCCTTTCGGTACGTCAGGGAGACATCTCCAAGGTCTACCCATCTATGTTCTCAGACGAGTACCCAAAGCCACTCGTCGCTAACATTATTGACGTCGCTGCACGCGACCTCGCAGAGTCAATGGCACCACTGCCATCATTTAACTGTTCAGCAGCTAACACAGTTTCCGATACAGCACGCAAGGCAGCAGACCTACGTGGACGTATCGCAAACTATTACGTAGATCGTTCAGAGCTTGGCGTACAGATGTACACCGGCGCTGACTGGTACAACACATACGGAATGCTTATTGGCCGAGTCGAACTCGATTACGAGAACGAAGAGCCAATGATTAAGATGATTAATCCGTTTGGTACATACCCAGAGATTGACCGTTTTGGTCGTTGCTTGTCTCTTACCCAGATTGTGGGTATGGATGCACAGACTTTGGCTTCTATGTACCCAGAGTTCTACAACGAAATCGTTGGTATGAACCAGTACACACCAGGTTCTCCGTACCTATCGCTAGTACGTTACCACGATAAAGACCAAGACCTTATCTATCTACCAGATCGTAAGGGCTTAGTTCTATCTAATACACCAAACCCAATCGGTGAATGTATGGCTCGCGTTGCTATGCGACCATCTATCGATGGTGAAGCACGCGGTCAGTACGATGACGTGCTCGGTGTACAACTTGCTCGTGCTCGTATGGCAGTCCTACAGATTCAAGCAGCAGAGAAATCTATCCAAGCACCTATTGCTATTCCACAGGATGTGCAAGAACTTGCTCTCGGACCAGATTCCATTATGCGTTCTGCCAACCCACAAGGTATTCGTCGCGTTCCACTAGAACTTCCACCTGGATTGTTCAGCGAATCAGGCGTACTAGAGCGTGAACTCCGTACCGGTGCTCGTTATCCAGAGACACGTGGCGGTAACTCAGACGCTTCTATCGTTACAGGTCGTGGCGTACAGGCTCTACAGGCTGGATTCGATACACAGATCAAAGCAGCGCAGTCACAGTTTGCCCGTTTGTTCGTAGAACTTATCGGTGTTGCATTCAAGACTGACGAAAAGATTTTCGGCAACAAGATTAAAGAAATTCGTGGCGTCGATGACGGCACACCTTACACAATTAAGTACAACCCTGCTAAGGCTATCGCTGGTGACTACACCGTAGATGTCCGTTACGGCATTATGTCTGGTATGAATCCAAACAACGCAACAGTGGCTTTGCTACAGATGCGTTCAGACAAGTTGGTATCACGCGACTATGTACGTCGTGAACTTCCTATCGAGATTAACGTCGGTCAGGAAGAGCAGAAGGTTGATATTGAAGAGATGCGCGATGCACTTCGTGCAGCTATCGGGCAGACCGCACTTGCAATCCCACAGATGGTTGCACAGGGTCAAGACCCAATGAAGATTATTACCTCCTTTGCAGAGATGATTAAGAATCGTCAAAAGGGTATGAGTATTGAAAGTGTTGTGGAGAAGGCGTTTACGCCTGAACCTCAGCCAGCAGCTCCAGAGATGGGGATGCAACCTCCAGTAGCAGGTGCGGCCTCCGCTCCTGCCTCGCAGCCAATTCCAGGACAACCTGGCGGTATGGCCCCTGCTGCTGGTGGTGCCCCTGCACCTGAAGGCAGACCAGATATTGCATCATTGCTCGCATCAATCGGCGGCGCGGCATAACTCTAGGGAGGTGAAATATGAAAAAAGGTACACAAGCACCAGCATCAATGTCAAAGCCAGTTGAAGGCAGCAAGGCAGGATCTGTTGTCACAGGTGGTAAGGTGATGGCTCCATTCGCTGGAGCAGCAAAGCCAGGCAAAAAGGTTAAGAAGTAAAAAACTTTTAGAAAGCGGGTGTACTGGATGGATGGTAACAAAGTTCCCCGTCCAGTACGTCCCGCTGACTTCTTAGTTGTAGTAACAGAGTTCTTTTACAATATGTCACAAGTATTTACAGGACTAGCGGAGTCCTTGATGGAGCTATCCATCTATAACGCAAACCGCAAAACAGAATTAAACAAAGCGTGGGAAAACTTCGCTACCGATTTAGAAACTATTCAGGAGGATACAGATGGCGCTTGAAGACGCTACTAACCCTATGCAGGGTGTATCAGGTCCTGGTAAGTACGCAAAGCGTACAGATCTTTCATACCAGTCACAGTCTTACGGTGACGGCGTAGCATACGATGCAGCCAAGTCAGGCGCTCCACTTGCGAGCGCACCAAAGTCACCATTGCTTTCAGAAGCACCACGTGTTCCATCACAGCCTAGAGTAGGTCTATACGACCCAACACAGCGTCCCGAAGAACCTGTTACTTCAGGTATTGATATGGGAGCAGGCGCAGGTTCAGAAGCGCTTATGATGCGTAAAGATGATGACACAAATTTTAGAGCGGCAATCGCTTCTTACAAGCCAGTATTAAATTTCATTGCAGACCAGCCTAACACCTCACCTGAAACACGTGCAGCTATTAGGCAGTTATGGGATAACCTGTGAGTTTATGGAACAGAATTGGTGATGTAGCAACTACTGCGGTAAAGAACACCGGTAAGTTCGGTGGAGAGATTCTTGAAGCGACAGGAAGTGCTGCACGTTTTGCTTGGGATGTAGGAACTGCACCTTGGAATGACGCAGATGAATACAACGGTTTTATTCAGCCATTCAAAACTGCCACAGAAAAAGAAGGCAAAGATATAATCAAGCCTTTAGCATCTGCTGCAGGCGCTATCGCTAAGGTACCTGGTGTACAACCAGCACTTGAGCGCATTGGTTACATCAACCAAGAGTACATTCGTGAGCCTCTTGCCACAATCGCATTAGCAGTTGGTGAAGTTAACCGACGCAGCGTTACTGGCGAAGGTCCACTTATTGCTGAACTTGGCTATTTTAATCCTAACCTATGGCGCAAAGCATACAAAGGTGCTCAGGAAATCTCATTAGGTCAGGCAGTAGTGGGCGCAGGTCGTTCGGTATATGACCCAAAGTTTAATATTTATGATCCAGCACAGCGCGATGCAGCTTTTAAGAAGAGCGCTTGGGGCAAAGCCGCATCAGGTGGCGTAGATTTAGTAGCACAGTTTTTTGGTGACGTAACTGTCGTTGGTGGCAAGGTTGCAAAGGTAGCCAAGGCTAGCCAACTAGGTGTAGGACTGCTCAAGAATTCAGATGTTGTAGCAAAAGCAGCAGAAGATATTACTAAAGCCCAGTTTGGTGTAGACAATCGCTTTACTAAAGTGCTCGATGACTTTACTAAGAACGATTCTGTTTACGCATTAAACCATCCAATGGTTAAGTCTTCATCACAACCAGGACTATTAGCACATTTGCTACAACATCT